TCTGATAATGTTGTTAATATTGCCATTAGTTAAACTGTGCGCCCCCTGTTGCTCCTGTTGTAGGAGGAATTAAGAAATAACTCCATATTTGACCTTCAGTAGTTGAGCTATTATAAAGTAAAACATCATCTCCCATAGCAGAAACATTAAAGTTTTGAACTCCACCTGCATTTGTTGTAGCATAATGTGACCAAGTATTTGTAATTAATCTAAATGAAAATAATTCAGTAGTAGACATTACATATATAGTTGAAGTACCTATACATACAGATCTTCCAAAACCACTTGAAACACCTCCTGCTACTAATGAAGCTAATTCTAAAGTTCCATTAACTTTAACACTATTATTTGAACTATCAGCAACTAAAAAACCTGTTGCATTCCAATCTTGAGGATTATTGATTGCTTTTCTAACTGTAGTATTTTGTATATCATCAGCTAAATTAATATGTAATAATTCTTTTTGTGTTACATTACCTCTTGTTCCTGTAAAACTTAATTGTTGTTCCTCTGTTGTTGCTGTACCAGAATTAAAACTTGTAGGAAATGTAATAGATCCTGAACCATCAGTTCCACCAGTTCTAGTAATTGTATTAATTGTTGAACCAACATAACCTACTTGTTGAACAGCATTAGTATCTGTAAAACCATCTCTTATATTATCCCCAGTATTACTGTCTCCATATCTAATTTGAGTAAATCTATTTACAACACCATAAGGGTTTTTTGTATCATTTGAATCTATAATAATTCCAGAATTAGAAATAATATTACCAGCTACTGGTCTAAATACACCAAAATTATAAGCATTAGAAAATGCACCTCTTGCAAATTGGTTAATTGGTCTTACCCAAAATACTAATGTATCTGTAAAATCTATATCAAATACTTTATGTGTTATTGTTGCACCCTCAGTAAAAGGCCCTGTTGATGTTCTAAATGAGATATTAAATTCTCTATCAGCAACAGCATCACTAATACTATTACCAATATATATTTCAAATGTTTCTGTTAATCCAGTTGGTACAGTCCATCGTAATTGAACAAATGGAGTAGCAGAATCTGTATCACTACTAATTGCTGTTAAATCAGTAATTGTTCCAAAATTTCTTGGATTAGATAAATTTGTATTAGGTGCTGGTTGAAATGCTGTTAATGCCTCTTCTGTATATGCATCTGAATTAAATTCTTGAGCAGTAATTAAATATCCTGAAACACCACCTTCACCCATATCATTTTCAGTTATAGAATTAACTTTAAATAACTTATTAGTAAAACCATAAGTTTCATTTGTAACTGATATTATATCTATAACTTGTAATCTTAAAGCTCTTGTATCTGTTTTAAATGAAATAGTTAAATTATCTCTTGATTTTTTAACAATAATATGACCAAGTCTTTGAGCCATAATATTATTATTTATAAACTTGAATTTTGTATCTTGAACCAGTTCAGGTTCATTAAATGATTTTTGATTAGTGTCTAAACTTAAAAATACTTGATCATCTTGGTATCTTTGATCATAAGAATTAAATGAAATATTAAATTTATTTAATGCACTATTAAAACCATCATTAACTATTGTAAAATCACCATACATATTATCAGCATTAAATGACATTATTGGTGATCCTGTAGTATCTGAAATAACTTGAAACTTACCTAAATGATAAGAAAATATAGATTGAGAACAAACAACTAAATCAGAAACATTTAAATCTCTTGAATCAAAAGTATTTAATGCTCCATTTGTAGTATATCTTTTTTCTGTTGTAGAATTACCATCTTTATCTGTGTGTGTAATGGAAGTATTACAAAATGTTTTATGAGAGAAAAACGTAGGTAAATCAATATCAGTATCAGACATTACATCACCACATCCATAAGTCGAATTAGTTAAATAATCTAATAAACATTCAGCAGGATTATCAGAATATGATTCACTAGTTGATAAATTACCAGATCCATCAAATGTTCTAACTAATCTACCTTGAACTTCTGCACCTAGTTTTTGACTTAATCCAGTTACAGATTCATCTCTATTATAATTTAATTCTACATATAAATATGCAACATTTGGCATTGTTCTATTTGCAGCATTAGTATTCCATTTAGTTGAAAAACTTTCCATAGGTGCACATCTTCCACCTGATTTAAACTTTTTAACTACTAAATTTCCATTTAAAAAGTCATCGGTTTGACCTTGACCATCTGTTGCATTTGTAACATTACCATTACTATCTAAAGTTAACTGCCAATTATCCCACCATACAGTTCCTATGTTTTCAATCGGGCCTTCACATAATGTAATGATAAAAGCCATTGTTTGGTTATCAGATGTTATATCAGCATAAGTAATTGAACCATATACTCTACCTTTACCATATATAACAGGTATTTTATTTCCAGGATCTGAACCAATCCTTTGCTTAACCCCTTGATCAGGAGATGTTTCCATGTGTCCTGAGCCTGAAGGTACATCTGGAGCAAATAATTTATTTGCAACAAATGAAACTGCAACTGATAAAGCATATCGGGCAATCATGCCACCTATACCACCACCTGTTACTGCACCTACTATAACGGGTACTGCTGCAGCCATTAAATTTCCTTTTTATACATTGATTGAAATTCTTTATAGTTCAATTTATTAAAATTAATATTAGTTTTAGGTATAGAATAATAAACTATTTCTTTTACCTCTTTATGATTTTTTGTTTCTTTTTCTAACATTTTATTCATTCTATAAAATATAGATGAACCTCTCTTGTTAGGATGAACCCAAGTTAATAAAACATGTAATTGTACCATATTAGGGTTTAATAAATTAGGTATTTTCATTCCTAATAATACACCATCAATAATTCCATCATTTTCTGATATTATTGAGGTCTTATCTTTAGCTATAGCCTTCATTAAGCCTTTATAATATTCTGTGTTATCATCTTTAAACTTACCAAAATCAAATTCTTTTCTATGTTCTTCAAGTAATCTTACACCTTGTTCAACGTCTTTATCTTCTCCAATTCTTATCATTATATTTTATTCTCTTTCTATTAATCTTCAGCACCAAATCTTGGGTTAAAGTCAACCATTGCAGCAACAAACTCCATAGATGCATCATTAGTATTGTGTTCTTTAAATGAAGTATCGGATGTAAATCTACCTGATTTAGTATTTAATATAGCACCAACTATATTTTTACATTCAACACTTATATTAACATTTCCGCTTTTAGTGTTTTCTTCATCAACGGAATGAGAATTAATTATACCTTGCCATTTTTGGTATACTTGACCTTCAATTGCACCAGCATTTTCATTCCAAAAAGCTTGATATATTGTAACAATACCACCAATAGCATTTACATTTTCTAAAGCAGCTATAATTGTATTTGGTATACCATTTAATCTTATAGTTATTGCATTAGTTTTTACATCTTTAGTTTCTTCAACAGGTGATAAACTAAGAATATTTGAGCCTGGTATATATGTATCATTATTATATGTAATATTTGTATATCCTGTATTTAAAAATAAACTATCAGCGTTATTTGAAGTAACTTGAAATTTAATTAATTGGATTGGATATGTTTTAGTATTTTGTGTTTCAGCTAAAGTTACTGAATCTATCGTTCTAGCCATTATAATATCTCCTGAAAATTAAAAGTTTCATAAGAATAGTAATTAAAACCTGCACCAGGTACAACAGTTACATTTGGTCTACCATTTAGCATCATTTTAAATTGAACACCATTACCATAAGTAAAAGTATTTGGAGATACAATAGGATTAATTGCACCAGTCATTAATTTAAAACTTATTATATTATTACTTGCACTTGCATCTTCTTTAATTTGATAAACTTTTGTGCTTGAACTAAATTGTATAAAATCACCAGCTTTAACATTACTTGAATTATCTACATTAGCTAATTGAACATTAACTCCACTTGTATTTGCATCAACAACTGTAATTGTTAAACCTGATTGTGCAGTTATACTTCCATTAGCAAAAGTTAAATTAATAATTGATGGTATACTAGTTGTTTTAAAATCAATACCATCTTGTAAACCTAATAATTCAGCTTCAACTTCATCATATTTTGCTTTAGTTAATAATGGTAAATTTACTTGCATAGAATAAAATGTCGGACTGCCTCTTTCTTGTCTAGCATAACCTGAATTAGATATTGATCTTCTAATTCTTGCTGATCTATTTAATGATACATCATTTGTATATTCAAATATTTTTGACATTATTTTCTCCTCATACTTAAACCGGCAGTATTTCTGGTATAGGTTTTATTAGCTCCACCAACATGTGATGGGCTTGATGTTATAACAGCTCTAATTTGATCTATTGCTCTTTGATCAACATTGCCGCTAACATTAATTGTGTTATTATTATTTATTACTGAACCTGCTGATTCACCTCTAGGTATAACAGTTTCTCCTGGTGTTAGTAATGTTGGCACTCTATCAGTATAAGGAGCACCACCTGGTACAACACCACCTTGATTAAATCCAAATATTTTCTTAATACCTCCAAATAAACTACCACCAAGACTAGCACCACCTGCAGCACCTGAAGATAGGAATCCACCTCCACCTCTACCTCCCATACTAAATAAAGAACCAGCTTTAGATATTAAACCTTGCATAATACTTCCTTGTTCTGATGTGGCACTATTCAACGCCTTCTGTTTTAAAATTCTTTGATCAAGTAGAGTATTAAATAATTTTTCAACTAATATTTCAGCAGATTTTTTAACCATAGTATCAGTTATACTTATTAGAACATTTTTAAATGAGTTCTTAGTTATTTCTAATAATGAGTTACCTTGTCTTAATCCTTCAACCCATGTATCTCCAATTGTTCCACCAATTGCTTTAGAGTCAACACCAATTTCAGATAGTTTTGATCTATATCTTTCTACTTCTGCTACTCTATCCATACTATCACTTACAATCTTTCCTCTATTTTGAGCATAAGCCAGATTTTCTGCATCAGCAATCTTTTTAGCCATCTTTGCAGCTTCTTTAACAGCAGTTGGATCTGCAAGTCTACCAGCAAAAGCATCTTTTTGTATTGGAGTTAATTTTGGTTGAGTGTATTCGAGATTACCAGCAAAAGCATCTTTTTGTGCTTTAGTCATTTTTGTATATGATGCCTCAATACTATTTACAGCTCCCTCTAATTCTTGTATTTTTTCAATATTTTCATCACTACCAAGACCAACAGCCTGAGTAAATTTTCTAATTGCAAGTGCTGCTGAATTAACTACAAAATTAAATTTATCAGCAATATATGAACCAACTTGTCTTATTTGTTTTTCAAACATTATCCATGCTCCAACTGCTAATTGTACAGCCGTTACTATTAACCCTATTGGGTTTGCTCTCATAGCAATATTTAAAAGAGCAAAAGCACTACCTGCTGTCTTAACTTTTGTTGCCATTAATAACATTGCAGAAGCTATATTACCAGCAACTGCAACTACTTTTAAAGCTATAAATACTTTAATAACTTTTACAAGAGTTTCAAAATTCGTAATAATAAGTTTAATAAATTTACCTAAGTTTGCAAAACCTTTAGCAAGTGATTCCCCAACTGTTTTAGCTAAGGTTTTTAATTGTGCATCATTCTCTTTAAAATCACCAACTAATTCTTTAACTTGTGCAGTAACACCTTCAAATAAAGGTTTAGCAGCAGCTTGTCTAAATCTAAAATAAGCATCTTGTACAAATGAAACCTGTGCTTCTAATGTTTTCTCAAATTCTTTTGTTGCTTTAGAATATTGACCACCATTAGCAAATACTTCAAAGAATTTCTTTTTAGTTTCTTCAAC